GCTACGGCCTTGTCCCCTTTGGTGCTATTGTAGATGAGGGCACCCCGTGCGGTGAACGCAGCAGGGTTCCAAGAGGTGTTGGTGAACAAGACAAACCCAGCGTCATTTACCGACACGCCAGTCAAGGTGTTGCCGCCTGCCACATACCCAGTGCCAGAGGTCTCGCCGGCCGTGCCATACACCGTGGTGTTCGCACCCAGATCGGCCGTGGCCACGTAGAGCGCCAGCTTGAACGTGTCGGTGTTGAAGTCGTGCACGCCCTTGAGCAGGTCGGCCTTGAACGAGGTGGTTGCGGTTTGGGTGATCATGTGACTGCCTGACGATACTGGCCATTGCGGTACGCGTCACCTCGCTCCAAACCATCCCCGAGACGCTTGGCTTGTGCAAGTGCTTCCTTGTACTTGGCTTCGTACATGGCTGTCATGTCAGGCTCGCCCTTCATGAAGGTGTTGGCCTCCACCAAAGAGCCGTACAACAGCACAGGGCTGTAGTTGTCGCCAAGCCAAGACGTACCCGTGGGGGACTCAGAAATGGACTGGGGGTAGAAGAAGTAGTGCAGCTCCACGCTGTACGCCGAATTGGGCGTTGGGCCGAGAATAAAACTCAGCTCGTTGGTCAGCACGGGAGGGGCGCTGTTGGTTGTGGTCGGGCCAAACAGAGCGTAGTACTTGGGGATGCCGACACTCGCGGGGTTGGGGTACGCCTGCCGGATGAAGTTCACATCCTTGTTGAGCAAGAACTCGTATGCGCCCAGCGAGTCAATCACCGCGAGCGAATACACCGCGAGGAAGTCTCCGGGGGCAGACAGGTACTTGTTGCTTGCCGTCAATGTAGCCGTCACGTTTTTGCGCAACGATGGGAACTGAACCGTGTTGAAGACGCGCTCTTCTGCCTGCGTCACAAATGTGGCAAGCTGATCCGCCGAGAACGTATTCTCGGTGTAATCTTGAATAGCGGTCGTCAGCTCGGTGTAGTTCATGCGAGTTTCTTGCTGGAGTTGGTGCCCTTGGTGGCAGCGCCAGTACCACGGGTCTTGACGGTTTGTGTGTTGGGCACGTTATTGGGGTAGCCGCAGTTGTTCGGAACGATCGGCACTTGTTTGACTGGAGTGTTTTGCATTTCAGCAACCTTTCATGGTTTTCTTGGGCATGCCGCCTTTGGCCAACTTGGTCAGGGGCTTGCCGGGGTGCTTGGCCTTCTCGTGCTTGTGCACTGCGGCCTTGACCGCCTTTTTGGTTACCGCCTTGTCCATCTTCACATCAGAGTGTTTCTTGGTTGCCATGTCGGCTCCTTACGTTACAACTACCGTTACTGTACCAACTTCCACGTCTAACACCAAGGGGTTTGGTGTCAAAGCTTCATCAAATTGTGATGCGCCGCCCACTGGGTTCCAGCCCCAGTAAATGTCTCGACTGCCGCCACCCGGTTCGCCATCGGCCAACAGGCCAGACTGGAGGTAGCTGCTGTCGGGACGCGGGTTGCGCAAGCCCTGCGGATCATCCACCGGGTACATGCCGAGCTGCAGCTGAGGTTGATCTGGCTCCCAGCATTCGTTGCACACGATGATGTTGACGTTCTTGGTCTTGATGACCAGCGCCTTGAGCTCTTTCAGACGGAACTGAAACCCACAGCGATCGCATATCGCAATGGCTTTTTTGCCTGATGCGAACCTGTTTCCCATGGGTTATCCGATGAACATTTGGCGAGGCACGAAACGCAGCGCCGCCTTCTCTTGGTCTTCGCCAGAGGCCAACTGCCATGCTTCGTCGTACTGCATCTTCAGGACTTCAAGTCGCTGGATGGCACCGGGCACCTTGAGGGCCAAGTAGTAGGCCAAGCCGGCCACCATGCAGGGGATAAAGCGGAAGGGCATGTCCATCGTGTTCACGCCGTCTCCGGCGTTCTGGATGCGGCGCATACGCCAGTAGACCAGCTGGTATGCCTGTGAGTTGTCCGGCACAGGCCACAAGGTCACGCGGGGTTGATCCAAGCGCTCGATCCAAATCTGGATTGGGCGGGCCTGCTGGAGTTTGTTGGGGATGGTGGCGTAGGTCGAGACGCTGATGCGGGTGATGGTCAGGTCTGCTTGCGTGGACTCAATCCCTGCACCGGTACGGATGACGTGTTCCAAGAGGTCCACAGTGTCCGTTGGCAGGTTGTACGTGGCTTGGCCGGGGATCAGGTTGATCGTGCCTTGCTCAAACGTCCACATGTTGATGCCACGGTTGGCCCAGTCAGCGAACAACAGGTTCAGGGAGCGCCGCGCCGTACGCAGGTCATAGCCCGTGCGGAGTTCTCCGCCAGCACGTTCGAACGCCTCCTCAACGATCTCACTGAGGTCGAGGTTGAAGTTTGCTACGCCTGATGTTGCCATTATCTGAACCCTGCTGTTTTCTTGGCGATCCGCTTGGGCTGCGCCACGAACTGTTTACCAGCGGCTTTGCCAGCACGCTTGGCTTTGGTGGTCGCCGCATATTCTGCGGGACTGAGGGATTTTATAGCCTTCTCGGGCAAATAGCGCTCGCCTGTTTTTGACGACGGCTTGCCGCTCTTGGTCCGCCACTTCTGGTCAGACCAATCTTTGAGCGACTTCTGCGGGGCTTTCATGTCAGTCCCTGTAGCCGCCGCCAGCGGCCTTGTACTTCTTGGCTACCAGCTGGGCTTTACGGGCGCTCCATTGACCTGCCTTGGTGCCATGGGTTGCGGCGGCTTTGACTTGGCTCACAATCCGCTTGCGCAGCTCGGGCTTCGTGTAATTGCCGGCCGCATTGACCTTGCCGCCCTCGGCGTAGACGGAGACTTCGTCCCCATCCTTGCGTCGGACGGTTTTGGCCTTGGGCATCTTAGAAGGTTTGACGGCACCCATGCCGCGAGATGCCATCATGGCTTAGCAGGTCTTGCCGCCCATTTTCATGGCGATCATCTTGCCCTTGGTGCCACCTTTTTTGATGACGCCATCAGGCTTGGAGCTGGTCTTGACCTTGCCCATTTTCATGGCGGGCATCTTGCCCTTGGCAGGCATGTCTTTCTTGGCCATGGCCGACTTAGCCATACCGCGACCCATCTTCTTCATCATTGCGTTTTCGTTCATGGTGAACTCCTTAAACAGTTTTGCACTTGGTGAGACCGCGCTTGGCGATCCCGTTGATTGAGCCGCCCTTGCGGAACGACATGTCGACCTTCTCAGGCTCGTAAGGCTTCTTGGCAGCGGGCTTGCTCACCGTGGTCTTGGGGGCCACAGGACTGCCTTCGCGCACGCCGGCACGAGACTTGTACTGCTTGGCGTCCTCGGCTTTACCAGCCGTGGCGTACTCTTCAGTCGCCTTGCGCTTGGCTTCAGCAATTTTCTGGCGTGCCAGAGGGGTAGTCTCTTTGGGGGCTTCGCGCTCGGCTTTGGTCAAGGCAACGATCATGTCGCTGCGGCCGCGCTGGGCCTTTTCCATCGCGCCTTTTTTCTCTTTCGAGACGTCTTCGGCGGTCTTGGTGGTGTACTTCTTGCCGTTGAACTCGAACGACTTGTCGCCGGCCTTGCGGGCGGCTGCGAATGCTTTACCAAATTCAGATGTTGCCATCATTTGCTCCTTTTGGCCTTGTCGGCCTTCACAAACTCTTTACCGACCTTCGTCGGCACTTTGACTTTTTTGGCGAACTTGGGGTTGTTCGCCACCGCTTGCATGAACTTCTTCTGCTCAGGTGTCTTGCTTGGCATCTGGTTTCTTTCGGCGGATGATCTCCACAAAAGGCTTGCCTGTGACCATTTCTGCAATACGCATCACAGTCCAGATAGCACCAATCAAACCGAACACGGGTGTCAGCATTTGTAAGAAAGACCCCATAGTCGCGAACAGCGACAGGATGTCCATCGTGTTTTTTGCTGTTTCATGGTTGTTTGACATGTCAGATCACCATTTAGCTTTGTCAGCCCAATAGGCGGCGCTCATCTTGCCCTTGGCAATGTTCTTGCCGTGTCGGGCTTTGAATGAGGCTCGCTTCTTGGTCATCGTTGAGGACTCACCCGCCTTGGGCTTGCCGGCCGTCTTCGCACCCTGTTCGCCAAACCGAATCACCCGCTCTTTGCCGCCCTCACACGCCTTGACGATGTGGGACTTCTTGGGGTGATCCGGCGTGCGCTTGGGAGCGTTGCACGGCATTGCAGCTTTTTTAGCGCGTGTGGTTGCCATGATCAGCCGTAGAACAAAACGATGGAGGTCGTGTTCGTCACCGTGCCGTGCAGTGCGCCTTCTTTGCAGAGGAGCCCCTCACCGGGAACGGGGATGATCGTGTAGCCAGCTGTTGTGTTCGCAGCAGTGTTGATCGTGGCAATGATCTCGCCAGAAGCACCACCTTGACGGATCACAACAGACCCGGCGCTGGCACCATTCACTGCGTAAATCGTTTTGACACGACTGCGTGGAATGTCACCATCACCTTGGGTCTTGAAGTTGCCCGTTGCCGTCAGCGGCTTAGTCGCTAGAACGTCGGTTTGCATACCCATGGTGGGCTCCTAGATTAGGTGAGAGCCGCGCCAACGGCAGTAACCCAAGCAGAGCCAGTGTTGATCACCAAACAGAAGGTGTCGTTGCCGACGCCGTTGTCAGAGATGATGTACACGGTGCCAGCGGGGACCGAAGCGAAGGGAGGCAGGTTGGCCGTGGTAACGACGGGAGCGATGAAGCCGTTCTGGGAGGCCACTGGGCCGGAGAAGGTAGTACGTGCCATGATTTTTCCTCACATGCGAGTTGAGGTGTTCTGTCTGCATGTCGTCGGCCCGGAGCCGTCAGAACACCGGAGAGTCCGGGTTGAGTGTTTATATCACGCAGGTAGTGTGGGGTCAACGAGCTTGTTCGACTTTTTCAGATTTTCTTCCTGCGTGATGACCTCCATGTTCCATGGCACATG